TTCGCCGACCAGGCCGCGAACCGGTGCGGGTCGGTTACACACTGCAGGGCCGACAGCGGCAGGCCGGCGTCAGGATGGTGCGCACCCTTGCCGCTCGGCAGCACGATGCTGAATTCCGTGGTGTCGGTGTTTACAGTGGCGTAGCCGCCGTCGGCGCCATCCGTGACCAGCGACTTGAAGTCCTTTTTGAGCGACACGCGGCAGGACTCGCCGCCCAGGGCGTGGCGCACGGCTTCGAGTGCGCTGGATTTGCCCGCGCCGTTGTGGCCGGCGAGCAAGATGATCGGCGCGGACGTGGCAAGCTCCAGCGAGCGGGCGCCGAGGTAGTTCTGGATCGAAAGGTGGGTGAGTTTCATTGCTGTGCTCCCTTGATAGCGAAATAGACGTCGCGGCAGGCCAGCACGTCCGCCATCGCACTGTGAGCGTTTTCCAGTTCCTTGCCGGTGAAGTGGCGGTAAGCCTCGCCGAGGTTGGGGGTCTTGAACTTGTTGAAGCCGGCTTTGACCATCTTCGCCGTGGGCGGAAGTTGGCAGATGGGCGTGGACATGACCGCCGTGCACTCAGCCTTGCCGCTCTTCCAGATGTCGGCGGTTTCCATGCTTACGTGGCGCATCAGCGCGATGTGGAGAATCCGGGCGTCGAATTGCTGGTTGTGCGCCACGCGGTTACGGCCCGACCACAGTCCCATGAACATCGAAACCGCCATGCTTTCGGGGATGCCGACTTCGGCGGCATGTTCGGTCGTGATGCCGTGCACTCGCGACACCTCATCAGGGATCTCCCAGCCTTCCGGGCGGATGATCACGTCCATGCTCTGGATGGTATGGCGGGTGTCAAGATCGACCAGCAGGGCGGCCAGTTGCACGATGTGCGGCTGGTGTGCGGCTTCGGACGGAGCCTTGAAGTCGGGCAGGCCGGTGGTTTCGGTGTCGTAGAAGAGAGCGAGATTCATGATTTCCTCGTGGCAGTGATCTTTTATTTGCCGCCCGGCACGGCGGCCGGGTGGGTGGGTTACTCGACGTTCAGGGAACCGCGCGGACGGCGGCCGGTGGGTGCGGGCTGGCTGCTCTGCTGGTCGGCGGAGTCGAGCAGGCCGCCGGCCTCGGCGCGCTCGCGGGCGGCGATATCGGCCTGTTCCTCGTCGGTGGGAATCCACGGTTCTTCGGCGCGATGCTGCTGGGCGGCCTGTTGCTGGCGCACGGGCTCGGGCTGGGCTTGGCGGGTTTGCTGGGGAATGGGGTCGGCTGCGGGCTGGTGCTCGATCTGCTCAGGCGCCTGAGATTGCTGGTCCTGCTCGTCGTCCTGAACAACAACGAAGTCACCGTCAATTGTGGCGCGCCGGCCTTCGTCAGTCGCATCGCTGATCTGAATCGCTTGCTGCAGCTCGATGGACATCGGCAGGTAGTTCGACATCCGGCGAATCAGCGTCTTGCGGACCATCTGCTCGTAGTCGGTCACCCACGGGCCGCTGCTGCTGGCTTTTGAGCGGGCGCGGATCTTGTTTACATCGCCCATCGACATCCACTCGAAGTGATAGCCGCCATCCCGAAACTTGGCCACGCCGTACACAAGGCGCGGAACGCCGCGGTCACCGTCAAGGTTCGGGACGTGCTCGACACTGGTGTCAAGCCCCAGCTTCAAGTCGAAGCGGTCGTTCGCGTAAACGATGTTCGTCTCGATGCTGGTCACTTCGCCGGAGCGTCGCGCAAGGCTGATCAGGCCCTTGTAACCGGGAATGAACTGCGCTTCGTACGTGTTGTTCTTGTTGTTGCGATACGGGACGAGGTAGGCCTGTCCGAGAACGCCGATTTCAAGGCCAAGCTGAGACGACTGGATGATTGCCCCGAAGACCGACACCGGAGTGCACTTCTGGAGGAGCGGGTTCTTCGCAAACTCGGTGCAGGCGAGCCGAATCATTCGATCAGGGCTGACGTGCTTTGGTAGTGCGGCGGCAAGCTGAGCCTTCTGCTTCTCAAGGAAGCCGCGGAAAGCGGTGACCGGGTTTTGTTGCTCGCCGGTAGCGGCGGCGCGGAGGGCGTTGGATGCGGACATGAGCTGTCTCCTGATTTACTTGAGCCGGAAAACCCGGCTGGTGACGGTCTTGATGAACTTCTCGTAAAGTTCCGGTTGGTCGGCCTTGAATGCGGACTGGTCGAATCGCTTGGATGCCTGTTCCTTCCACGTCAGCACCGGCTTGCCGTTCATGGTCAGGATCGAGGCATCGGCCATGTGCAGCTTGATGCGCTCTTCGCGCAGATCGATCTGGGCGCCCAGCCGCTTGGCGTCGTCCTTCAGGCTCTTGAGGGCGATCACGTCGGCTTGCAGGGATTCGGACGCCTCGACGGCAAGCCCGGAATCCTTCGTCCCAAAGAGGCGGAACACGTCGGATACAGTGGAGGGCTCAGGGGCTTGCCGGGCCTGGATGCGCGACCAAAATTCGATTTCCTTCTGGCGGATCGCGTCGATGGTCACGTCGTCCCGCTCGATGCGATACACGCGGAAGTCGTCGCCGCCGATCAACACCCCGAAGATGCAAACTTCACGGCTTGTGACCATCATTCCGTGCATGGCTTGGGCTGCGTAATGCAGGGGGATTTCGTCGCTCTGCTCCTCACCCCACTCCTTCGCCTTGAACGGGCTGACGGTCTTGATTTCGACGTTCTCGCCCGTCGCCGCTTCGGCGTCGATTTCTGCCGCGATGAAGTTAAGTTCCGGGTCCAGGTAGCGCTCCCCGCGGCGCACGATCTCAAGGCCCGTTTCCTCCGCCAGCAGGTCAATGACGTAGGGCTCCATGCGCTTGCCGCGGTTGAGCACCTTCAGCCGGCCCATGTCGGCTTCTTCCTTTCGGGGCTGAATCTTGTCCAGATAGACATCCAGCGGCGTCTTCCAGGGGCTGATTCCGAGGATGGCGGCCACGTCGGATCCGCCGAGATACTTGGTGCGGTCGAGCGTTCCGACTGCTTGCGGTGCGTTCATTTTCAAATTCCTCCTTGATTGACTTCAAAGCCCCAAATCTCGACGTGCTCGTCTTGCCGGCGAGAGACAAATTCGGCGATGCACGACCAGCCGGCCTTCTCCAGCACCCGCTTCTGCGCCTGGTTGCTGCTCACGACCGTGCAAATCGCGTAGTCGTAGGCCAAGCCCTTCAGGACTTCGGTTTGTGCCTTCTTGGTCTGGTGGGAGTGGCCCTTGCCGCGGGCCGGTGGATCGATGAAGAAGCCGTGGCAGATCGCGACCTGAACCTGACTGGGCAGGCTGTCGATCTCGAAGGCGCCATGACTGACGGCGTAGCGGGTCATTCCGCGCACTCCCGCACAGATTTGAGGATGTCCATCGCGCAGCCGATGCGGTGCACGAAGGTCTTTGCATCACCGTTCTGGCGTGCGGTCTCGGCCATTTCGATCCAGCCGCGCGCCTCGCGGCAGGACTCGAGCAAGTCGGCGACGGAGGCGTTGCGCTCGTCGTCGTGATCCACGTAATCCGGCGAGTTGGGCGGCACATAGCCAAAGGGGTTGCCGGTGTCTCCGATACCGGGAAGGTCGCGGGCGTTCATCACAGCACCTCCAAAACAAGCCACGTGATCGCGCCAACGAGGCCAAGCGCGCAACCCCAGCCAATAATCCGGTCAGCGTTTTCAGGACCGCCGAACGGGATTCCGTCGCGCACCATCTGACGGGCGAAGCGGACATTGCGGTTTTGGTAATCGCCGCAGTAGCGAATTGGGCGGGACACGTCAGGCCTCCTCGGTAGCCGATTCAGCCTCGACAGCAGGGGACTCTTCCTTTGGAGTCCATATCTCGGCATGCGCATCGATCAGCGCCAGTGCAGCGCGGTATTCCTTTGCGTGGTCGTTTTCGCCATGGAGTTCGGCAAGCCGAAGCTCGAACGCATCGCGGGTGATCTGGCGCTGGCAGCCAGCGTCGAAACGCAGTCCTTTGTCGGTGACATAGGCCACGAAGTAGGCGCAGCGCGATCCGATGGGGCCAATCTGAAAGATGGGGCGCCTGCCGACTAGATTTTCTTTGTTCTTCAGATTGGCGCCGCTCAGGTTGGCTTCGCTCAGGTCGGCGCCGCTCAGGTTGGCGCGGCTCAGGTTGGCGCGGCTCAGGTTGGCGCCGCGCAGGTTGGCTTCGCTCAGGTTGGCGCCGCGCAGGTTGGCTTCGCTCAGGTTGGCTTCGCTCAGGTTGGCGCCGCGCAGGTCGGCGCCGCTCAGATTGGCGCCGGTCAGGTTGGCGACGCGCAGGTCGGCTTCGCTCAGGTCGGCGCCGCTCAGGTCGGCGCCGCTCAGGTTGGCGCGGCTCAGGTTGGCGCCGCGCAGGTTGGCTTCGCTCAGGTTGGCTTCGCTCAGGTTGGCGCCGCTCAGATTGGCGCCGGTCAGGTTGGCTTCGCTCTTGATTGCCAGTTCCAGAGTCAGGCGGATGCTGTTGTTCTCGGCGTCGTGCTCGAAAAGCACGGCGGCGGTGAAGCGGGACTTGATTTGGATGTTCATCTCTTCCTCCATCTCCGGCGGGGCCGGTGTTGTTTGATTGGTTACTGGCCGGCCGCAGCCAGCTGACGGGCGACGGTCAGGGCCTCGGCACGCACGGCGTCATCCGTCGATTTGCGGTAGATCGCGCTGGCTTCGCGGCTGGTCGTGACGACATGGCCGGCAATGGCGAAGAGTTGTTTCTTGGGTTTGGTGTGGCGGCTCATCGCTGGCTCCGGGTGTTGTGTGTCGATGGCTGGATTAAACACTACGTTTATATTGGTTGTCAACGCGATGTTTAGTTTTTGTGCCGCATGGACGCACCGACACCGCGCCCAACTGCTGTCGCAAAAAAGCCCGCACGGGGCGGGCTTGGCTGGACGTAAAAAAACCGCCCGAAGGCGGTTTGATTGGGGCGGCGGCGATTGCCTACTTGGTTGGCGCTGGTGCAGTGCCGGGCACGTTGATGATGATCGGCGGCTGCTGAATGGTAGGCGTGCCGGGCTTCATTACCTGGGCGACGCCGAAGATCGCGGCAAGCATGGTTCCAACAATGGTCAGGACCGTGGCCAACATCCACTTGTGGATTTCGGCGCGCACTTCGGCAAGGCCCGCCTTGGTTGCCGTCTGGTCAAACCGCTGGTCGATCTTCGCCATGGCGGGATGGGTCTTCTTGTCAGTCATGAGAGTCATTTTCAGCGAACTAAACAAAGCGTTGTTCAACGCGCCGTTTGATCTTTTATTCAACATGGTGTTTAATTCTTTGCATGGACAAGATCGAAACCCAAAAACTCATCAAGGCCGCAGGTGGCGACACCGCCTTCGCCCGTCTGCTCGGGATTGACGGGCAGAAAGGCTGCCAACAGCGAGTCAACAACTGGAAGCGCCGGGGTATTCCGCCATCGGTGATTCTCGATCACTTTGAAATGATCCAGCGCCTGCGCGGCACATCCCGCGAGAAAGCCGCCTGACCATGTTTTCTTCCTCCGGTCCTCCGGGACCTTTGCGCACCTCCGGCCACTCGGCCGGGGTGCTTTTTTTTACCCGTTTTCAGTTGTCCGACGCTGCCCGACGGCGTCGTGACGAGTCGGACAGGAGCCCGAAATGAGCCGCGATGACCACACCGCCCCGCTGTTTGTCGAGGCCACCAAGCAACTCGGCGCGCTGGCGGTGCAGATCGAAAAAATGAACCCGGCATTGCGCCGGGTCGCTTGACGAAGAGGGGGAGAAAACCATGAACCACGACACTATCAAGGTCGAGCCGAAAGCCATTTCCGATCTTGAGTACTACGCCGCCAAAGAAGCGGCTGCGCACCATGTCGGGGAGCTTCCCGATCCACTTTGGCCCGGCCACGTCCTTGAAGAAGTGAGGGCGACTGAACCGGATTGCGCGGCATACCGGGCTGACAAGTTGCGCCGTGAGGCGGCGAAGGTTTTGCTGCGCGACGGCTCCGACCTCTCCGAGCGCAACGCGGCGAGCCGCTGCCACGAACGCCGGTGGGCGCCCAATCCATATTTCTCAATTCCGGTCGCGCTTGCTCTGCTCGTATTTTTTGCGTGGGATTGGGTTCGGGAGTGGGCGGGGAGGATGTGATGTCCTACACCCAGCCCAACCGCTCGCCAGAATCCTGCCGAAATCCACTCTGCGGATATCTCGAGCAGCGAATTGCCGAAGGGGTGCATACAGACCGCTGCATGCACAACATTCCTATGCACGAAAAGTGCGCATGGCACCGAACGCCCGAGCAGATCAAGGCTCTTGAGGCGCAAGAGCAGATGACGGCCCAGCGCGTGCGCGAGAATTTTGGGAGGCGCGGACTGTGACCCCCAACCAGATCTCACGCCAACTATCCGGGACGCTTGGCGAGCAACTCGTGCATCTGCGCATGCACGTGGCCGGAGAGCCCATCGCCGTATTTGAGCCGCCTCGTGCGAAATCAAGGTGGAGGGAAGAGGAAGAAGACAACCTCGCGCCTGAAATCCCGCCCGGTATCACCCGCAAAGAATGGATGGCTTACAACACGCCATCGACGGCGCGTGTGCTTGAAATTCTGCGTTCGGCAGCCTACCCGATGGGTACTCAGCAGATCGCGGACAAAGCCGGCCGGTCACGTCCGACCGTGCATCGAATCCTCTGCGCCGCGGCTGCGCTGGGCGAGGTGCGCCGGGCTGGGGAAATCAAGATCGGGCATTCGCACTTCTGGGAAATCGCGAAATGACGACGCCCCGGAATCACGACGAAGAAAAGCCCGCGAGTGAGGGCGATCCCTGCGGGCCGGGTGCAACTTTTGAAACGTGTGAGGAAATTATGGAACATCAAACTGGGTACGGCAAGCCCAAAGACAACGCCGATTATGTGGCGTTCCTGCAGGAGAAGACGCCGATTGCCTCGTTCGACGGGTTTGATATCGAGGATTGCGATATTCACCCGATCCTCAAGCCACACCAGCGCGCGTGCGTGAAGTGGGCCGTGAAGGGTGGCAATCGTGCGCTTTTTGAGGCGTTTGGGCTGGGCAAGTCGGTTCAGCAGGTTGAGGTAGTCAGAATAATCATGGCGATGGCAGGCGGGCTTGGGCTGATTGTTTGCCCGCTTGGTGTCCGCCAAGAGTTCAGGCGCGACGCCGCCATGCTGGGTGTCGAAACTCAGTTCATCCGCCGCACGGATGAGATTGACTCGGAATTCAAAGGCATCTACCTGACGAACTACGAGAGCGTCCGGGACGGCAGGCTTGACCCCCGTCTGTTTGCCGTCGTCAGCCTGGATGAGGCTTCTATTCTGCGCAGTTACGGCAGCAAGACGTTCCAAGAGTTCTTGCCGCTGTTCGAGGGCGTCAAACACAAGTTTGTTGCGACGGCCACGCCGTCTCCCAACCGCTACAAAGAGCTGATCCATTACGCCGGATTTTTGGGCGTGATGGACACAGGCCAGGCGCTTACCCGCTTTTTCCAGCGCGACAGCACGCAAGCGAACAACCTGACTCTTTACCCGCACAAGGAGCGCGAGTTCTGGCTGTGGCTCAATTCGTGGGCGATCTTCCTTCAGACGCCTTCCGACCTTGGCTTTTCGGACGAGGGCTACGACCTTCCTGAGATAGCAGTGCATTACCACGAGGTGCGCACTGACATTTTGAGCGGAGGCGAAGAAAAGGATGGGCAGGCCATTCTTTTCAAGGACTCCGCGCTGGGCCTTCGGGCTGCATCTGCGGAGAAGCGCGACAGCCTTGATAACCGGATCGCGGAGATGGTTCGCATCATCGAAAGCCACCCGGACGATCACATCATCTTGTGGCACGACTTGGAGGCCGAGCGCCTTGCCATTCAAAAGGCCGTGCCTGATGCGGTGGCTATCTACGGATCTCAAGACCTGGATGAGCGCGAGCAGAAGATTGTGAGTTTTTCGGATGGCGAGTTTCAGTACCTTTCCGCAAAGCCTGTCATTGCCGGATCTGGCTGCAACTTTCAACGCCACTGCCATCGGGCGATATTCCTTGGTGTTGGATACAAGTTCAACGACTTCATTCAAGCCGTCCATCGCATTCAGAGATTCCAGCAGGAATTCCCCGTTGAAATCCACCTCATCTACTCCGAAGCAGAGCGCGAGATTCTGAAGACTCTCGAAACGAAGTGGGCGCAGCACAAAAAAATGGTGGAAAACATGACTGAAATCATCAAAGAACACGGATTGAACGCGCTTTCCATGTCGGACATCTTGACTCGCTCAATTGGCGTTGAGCGCATCGAGTCTTCCGGCCAGCTCTATACCGTCGCGAACAATGATTGCGTGGTGGAGGCGCGGATTCAGCCGGAAAACCACTGTGACTTGATCGTTACGTCGATTCCCTTCTCGAACCACTACGAATACACCCCGAGCTATAACGATTTCGGACACACCGATAGCAACGACCACTTCTGGCGCCAGATGGATTTCTTGACGCCGGAGCTGCTTCGCATCCTGCGTCCGGGTCGCATTTACTGCTGCCACGTCAAGGACCGGATCTTGTTTGGCAACGTGACGGGGGCTGGTGCGCCAACCGTCTCCCCGTTCCATGCGGAGGCTTTGTTCCACGGCATCAAGCACGGCTTTGACTACATGGGAATGATTACCGTGGTCACGGACGTTGTGCGGGAGAACAACCAGACCTACCGCCTTGGCTGGTCGGAGCAGTGTAAGGACGGCACGAAAATGGGCGTCGGCTCGCCCGAGTACATCCTTATCTTCCGCAAGCCGCAATCTGACCGGACCAAGGGCTATGCGGATGCGCCTGTCAAGAAGAGCAAGGCCGAATACACCCGCGCCCAGTGGCAGGTGGATGCGCACGCATTCTGGCGCTCCAGCGGAAACCGCCTACTGACCGCCGAAGACCTTGCCGGAATGGGGCCGGACAAGCTGGCGCGTGCATTCACCGAATACACGATGAGGCACATCTACGACTACGAGCACCACATCAAGATCGGGAAAGACCTTGAGCTTCGCGGTGCGCTTCCGTCTTCGTTCATGAGCATGGCGCCCGGCTCTCACGTTGCTGACGTGTGGCATGACGTGAATCGGATGCGGACCCTGAACGGGGATCAGACCGCTCGCGGCCTGCAGAACCACGTATGTCCACTTCAGATTGACATTGTGGATCGCCTTATCAACCGATACAGCAACCCCGGCGAACTCGTCTATGACCCGTTCTGCGGGCTTGGAACGGTCCCCTATCGCGCCATCAAGCTTGGCCGAAAAGGGCAGGGCTCGGAGCTGAACACCGGGTATTTCTTTGACTCCCTGCAGTACCTCAAAGCCATGGAGCAAGAGGTTTCTATGCCGGGCCTGTTTGACGCACTTGAAATGGAAGAAGCCGCAGCATGACCGCAAAAATCTTTGATCTCGTTACCTACCGCGCCGCCCATCCGGGTAACGCCGTCCGCGTCCAAGTCCATTTCGATCCGCTGTGGGCGTGGAAGATCTGGTTGGCGATGTGGGGGATTCGGTGATGCGCTTCGGCTCCGTCTGCTCTGGTATCGAAGCGGCCAGTGTCGCCTTTAGCTCTTTGGGATGGAAGGCGGCATGGTTCGCCGAGGTTGAGCCGTTCCCCTCTGCCGTGCTGGCACACCACTACCCCGAAACGCCGAACCTTGGCGACATGTCCGCCATTGCCCGTCGCATCCTGACTGGCGAAGTCGAGGCTCCGGATGCTCTGTGCGGCGGCACGCCCTGCCAAGCATTCAGCGTTGCCGGCCTGCGTGAATCCCTTGCCGACGAGCGCGGCAATTTGACCCTGAAGTTTGTGGAATTGGCTGATGCAATTGACCATGTTCGAGTCACCCGAGGCGATGAGCCTTCCATCGTCTTCTGGGAAAACGTCCCCGGCGTCCTATCGACCAAAGACAACGCCTTCGGGTGCTTTCTGGCTGGGCTTGCCGGAGAAGATGACCCGCTGGAACCACCAGGGGGCCGGTGGACAGACGCTGGTTGTGTGTTTGGTCCCAAAAGAGCAATCGCTTGGCGGGTGCTCGATGCCCAACATTTCAAGTTGGCCCAACGACGCCGCCGTGTGTTCGTTGTCGCAAGTGCTCGAAACGGGTTTGATCCCGCAACGGTACTTTTTGAGTGGGATGGCGTGCGCCGGGATTCTCCGCCGCGCCGAGAAGCGGGGGAAGGAACTTCCGTCGGCGCTGCACTCAGCGTTGCGCTCCGTGGCCGAGAAGGTGGCGGAACCGCAGAGCTAGGCGACGATGTGCAGAACTGCCTTCGGGCGTCATCAGGGGGCGGAGACAAGCCCCACGTTATCTGCATGGCCCATGGACAAGGCGGGGCGGAAGTTGCAAGTGAGCGTAGGACTACGCTCACTTGCAACCGTGAGGCACCGATTGTGGCGGAGTGCGTCACCGGCGACATCACCCACTCCCTGCGCGGCGAGGGCTTCGATGCCGGCGAGGACGGCACTGGGCGGGGCACGCCGCTGGTGCCGGTCGGCGTCACGATCCACGGGACAGACCCGACTGTGCAAAAGGTGGCCAGCTACGACGAGCTGGCGCAGTGTCTGCGAGCCAGAACACCCGGCAACATCGACAACAGCAGCACGACGGTTGTTCAGCAGCCAGTGTCTTACGGAATCCGCACCGCCAACACCAGCAGTAACGGGTGGGGTATCCAGGAAGAATGCACGCACACCCTGGAT